TCACTTGTATAGCTTACGCATGACGCTGTTGTAGACGCGCTCGTTAACAACTTTTAAGCTGTCCATCAGTTCGTCCATGATTGCCCATGCCACACTTGGCTCAACAGATGATACAGCCTGGAGGAAGTCGCTGTCTCCAAAAACTTCAACTGGTGCAGGAGCGGCGGAGTACAGCAGTGGCGCTGGCCTGTCGTTCCCGTCGTTTTGCTGATTAAGCACCGTATACAGCACGGCAAGGCGCTCATAGTTTGTCCAGCTGGATTCTTCGGTTTCTAACCGCGCTATCCACTTTTTGATCTCGGTCTCATCAATCATGGGGCGTTTACCCCCTTTCGTCCTCCAGCGCGTCCATGCAGCGCTGAATGGCGCTTCGGATGGTGTCATCGTCTGCGCTATCCAGCATATCCTGCAACTGCCGTCTCATTCCGTCGCGTGCGCTGTCGCGGCTGTAATGACCACGGACGTAATGCTTTCGGCCTCTTGCATAGGAGCTACCGCCTCCGTACTCGTCGTGCGAATACCGACGCGGCTGATACCCGGCTCTGGAATAGCCGCCATCTTCCATCGCCTCGATTTTATCCAGATTTTTGATGGTGCTTGCCAGTTTGTGCGCGATATCCAGATCACCCGCGCCAAGCTCACCCTTTTTGGCAATTTCGTCCAGCTCATCGCACAGCATATCGCGCAGCTCATACATAGATTTCATTCCCATTGTGTTCTCCTTTCTCAGCAAACTCTGGTAATGATAAGGTTTGCATTTCTCACGTCAATGGTCTCACCGCTCACGTTGCGGATGGACAGCGACGCGCAGCAGCCCTTTGCAACGTCAATGTACTCGGATGCTGCCACGTTGAAAAACGCCTCCGCCGCCGTGGGCGTCACTGTCGCAACGGAGGACGGCAAAGGTTCACCGTCCACCGCAATGGCAACGGAGATAGGGCCGGGGGCCCCGCCGGTGCTTACGGCAATGTTGCCGATAAAGTCCACCTTGTAGCGGGCGCGGCACTGGGAGCAGTTCCCGCGAAGGTTAAACAGGCCGGAGCCTACCCGGTGAGTGATAAGGCCCTTTGTGCAGGTAATCGGTGCCTCGGTAAAAAGAACGTTCTGATTTGCCGCCACAGTCTGCGTGGCAATCGCAGTGTATTCAGGCATAGAAAACTCCTTTCATAAAATCAGCGGCGGAGCTATTGCCCCGCCGCGTTTGTCGTAGTATCGGCACGGGGCCGACCATTTTGCCATTGTCGGCAAAAAGCTATGCTATGCAGTTGTCAACAGCCGCAACCGGCAAACTGGTTGCAGCAATAGGGATTCTGCACCGTGTAGGCCGGAATAGGAGAGGGCCGGAGCTGGGACACCAGATAGCTGTTCTGCGCCGCCTGAGACGCAGCCAGCTTCAAGCCCTGGTTCTCGCTCTGGAGGTCCGCCAGCTTGCTCTGAGTCAGGAAGTCCAGAATGGCGCGGCTGTTGGCGTTCTGATTCTCCACGATGTCGCGGGTCGCGTTCTGCACCGTGTTGCGCGTGTCGCACGCCTGCGCGGCCATGTCGTAGCGCACGCCCTCGATGCTGCGCTGGGTGTTGCAGCAGCACTCGGCGGCCTGCATCTGCATGGCGTTGAGCTGCTGCATCAGTGCGGCCTGCTGGTTGGCGCGGGACAGCTCAGCGGTCTGGAAACCGTTGTTCATGTTTTGGTTGACACCGGCAAAGCCGTTCAGCAGCGTGGTGTTCACGGCATAGAAGCCATCGCACAGCCCACCGTTGATGAGATCCATTTTGCGCTCAATGTTGGCAAAATCGGAAGACAGCACATAGCCGTCCACTACACCGCCAGAATTGCCGTTGTTGCCCCAGCCATTGCCGCCCCAGCCGCAGAACGCGAACAGGAACAGGATGATGAGGAACCACGCGCCGTCGCCGCCGAAACCAAATCCGTTACCGCCGCCATTGGCAGGGGTCACAGGCATGGTCATGGTAGGCATACCATCGGAAAGAGACATAGTATCACTCCTTTGAAAGATTTTTATTCATCAAATCGTGGCCACGATATTGATTAACCTAACAATTTAGCAAACACTTTGCTTAAACTTGCTTACTGCATCAGGCTTTGGAACTGCTTCGCCATCTGCTGCAACTGGTTCAGCTGAGCTTGTGAGAGTTTCCCGCTCTGCAAGAGCTTTTCGACCTCTGCTTTGGGGTCTCCATGAAAATTTGCCTTGAACTGCTGGAACTGCTGCACCATCTGCATAAAGCCGTTGCCGCCGCCCATTGCACCGAAAAACGGATTATTCATCGCTCTTTTCCTCCTTGTGCTTCTTGCCCTTCATTTCGCTCACAAGCGCCGCCAGCGCGTCGAACTCTTTACGGGTCACATATTCCGCAGCGGGCGCTTTCTGCGCGTCAGGGGCGCTTGCAAGCCGCTCTACAAGGTCGTATACTTTGAGCGTCGGCTTGCCGCTTGCATCGGCCTGTTTCAGGTACACCGTGGGAGCCGTAGAATCCCACAGCGCCACCGCCGCATTGGGCGCGACCATCCAGCTTCTTGCCTCCTGTTCGCCGGATACCCACTGCACGCCGCTCTGCGGCAGAGGATTTTGCGGCATCGGCGGAATGGCCTGCATCTGCTGCTGCCTCAGCTGGGCAAGGTTGTCCTGCATCGGCGGCATATAGGGGTTTCCGTAATAAGGATAGTTCATGCTTCATCCGTCCTTTCCCAGTAATACAATACGTTCTCATTGCTGCTGTCCCAGCTGTCCCAGATCGTGCCATTTTGCACGCAGACCACATGACCGGACAGGGCCAGAATATAGGTGCCTACCGGGTGATCCTCCGCAAACTGTCCCACCGTGTAGCAATCAGGGCAAGTGTCCGGCACGATGTACCGCCGGTATCCGATGCTGCGGAGATACCGGCCCCAGCAAGCATTTGCAGACGGCATATCGCCATCCAAATACCCTTCTATTGCAAGTGCAAGATACGTTGCGCCCCAGTCCTTACCGGTGGCTTTCGATATGGCTCTGACGGTACAATCGCCTACATTTTTACCTCGTGGATTTCCATTGTAATAGCTATACATATTCGCGCCTATCGTCGTGGAAAAGCTCTACAATTCGCGCAAGGGAAAGCAATCCAGCGGCGTCATCTTCGTATTGATTGCATATATCACGTGCCATATCCGCCGTATACCCACACATCAACAGCCGTTCCATTACGCTCATTTCGCCGCACCCCCTTGTATATCTATAAAATACAGCAAAAAAGACCCAACAAAGAGCCTGAAAAAGGTCTTTGTTGGGTCTTTACTTTATGGGTTTTTGATATGGTCGGCAATCTTTTGGTAACCGTTGCGGCGGCGCTTCTTGACATACTCGACCGACGCAAACAGCCTGTTTGCCACCTGCTGTCTGGATTGTTGCTTGACGTCGCACGCGATGATGCAAAACGCCTCGTCTCCCGGAAGATCAAGCGCGGCGATGTAATCAATGGCACGCTGAGGGGCCATACTGCGCAGCTTTGCGCGGATGTCTCGGTAAGTTGTATTCATGGCGATTATATTCGCCGTGGACTTGCGGAGCTTTGGCGGAAACAGGGGGTCGGCGCATCGTTGCCCCGGTTTCGTCCAGATTTTTAAACCCGTTACTTTGACGCTCTCTTCACATCATCTTGAACCTTCCCGGATAAAACCGTCAAACCCGGCGTCCTTCAAACGCTGGAGCATCTTCTCGGCGTTGGCGCGGACTGCGAAGGCCCCCACCTGGACCCGGTACAGCACATCGCCGGTGTCGGCCTTGGGTTCTTCGGTGGGCTTCTGCGTCTGAGCCGGGACGAAGGCCACGCCCAGGTACTTGCACAGACCCTTGGCGATGGCTTCGCCGATCCCCGTGGTGTGCTCCACGATCCAGCGGGCGCCCTGGATGGTGTCGTGAAACTCGCACTCGCAGTACACCGACGGCGCATTAGGTACACGCACCTCATAGTAACTGGCCTTCTGGATGTTTTCGGAGGTGCCGGGGGACAGCGGGGCCAGCTCCGCGAACACCGCCTTGCAGGCGTCGTACCCCTTGCCGGGAATAGCAAAGCAGAACATCCGGGTGCCCATGACCTTGCCGTTAAAGGCGTTGGTGTGGACGCAGTTGTGGATGTCCGCGCGCCAGGCGTCGGACTCGGCGCAGCGCTGGGCCATGGTGGTGCCGAAGGCCGCCAGCTTCACCTCCACGCCGCTGCGGCGCAGGGCGGCAGCCTCCGCTTCGGCGATCTTCTGACACTGGACGTGCTCATTGGTATTGCCCCAGGCATAGCGGTTTTCCGTCTGGTCGCTGGGGGAAATGTAGACCTTCTTACTCATTGTTGTCGTCCTCCTCTCCCGGCAGCTTGTCCGCCGCCGTGTCCTCGGTGTGTGCCTTCAGTTTTTTGAGCAGCGCCTGCATAAATCCCGGCACCGGCGCACCGATGGCCGACACATTCTCCAGGATGGACAGCAGCTCGTTGATCACCAGCCAGATAATGACAATGCTGGCAAACAGGAACTCCACCGGCCAGTCCCAGCCCAGGGTGTCGGCCCCGTAGCGCAGCAGCCAGTCTACCACAGCCGCTACGCCGACAATGACCAGGTAGCCAACCTTCTTCAGAATGCCCCGCAGGCCCACCCGGGAGGACAGTTCCCCGGCGTTCCATGCCTTGGTCATACCCGTGGCGTAGTCCAGCAGCATCACCACCACCAGCACCAGCACCGGCACCAGCAGCTGCACCCCATAGGCGCACAGCGCCCCCAGGGCGGCCGCCAGCGCGGCCTTGATCGTGTTTTCTTTCATGTAAAATCTCCTTTCAATTTGTGATTTTTTGTGTATTGAGCGCCTCACATCGCCAGCGCGATCCACCTGATCTGTGACCCGTTGGCCCAGCATCGGGAGGAACCGTTGGTCCGCAGGCGGAAGGAGCTGGCGGTGATCTGGTCCGCCACGCAGGTGGTTGCCGCCGCTGCGGTGGTGTCGCCCGCTCCGCCGCCGCTGGAGTTGATGCACTGGGCAGCTGATTTGTTGGCCCGCACCCCCGGCACCAGACCGGAGGCGAAGTTGACTGCATATCCGCACACCACGTTATAGGTGGCCGTGCTGTCAAAGGTGGGGGTGTTCTCCACCCGCAGGAAGATCAGGGATGGCACGGCGCCCAGATTGTGGGTGACGGTCTCGTATACGGCGTTTGTTACCGTCTTTCCCAGCGTTACCGTGCCCTGGGCCATTTTCAGCGTACCGGTGACCTTTCCCCCGGCCACATACGCCGTCAGGCCCGCCAGGATGTCGCCCGCCGTGGCCGTGGCGTCGCCGGTATCCACTCCGCCGCCGGTGACGATGCCGCCGATGGCCTCCGGGAAATCCTCGGCGGCAAGGGGCGCTTTACCGCCGGTCTTGCTGCGGATGGCGTCTGCAATAGCGCTCAGCAGAGCGCTCAGGGTGCTGTATTTTCCCATCAGTAGCTCGCCTCCATTGCCGCGCCGACGGCCGCCGTGATAGCGGCGCCGACCTGTGCCGCCGTCTGGTAGCCCTTGCCTGCCACGGTGGATTCCACCTGTGCCGCCGTCTGGTACCCGCTGTCGTTGGTGATCTCGGAGGTCCTGGCAGGCACACGGGTGTTCAGCTTCCGCACATACACCAGACCGCTGGCCAGCATGGGCGTGACCTCATAGCTGGCGTTTCCGGTCAGTGCGGCGGAGTTGGCGGAGCTGCCGCCGGGGACGTCGCCCACAAACGTAATGCCTGCCGACACCGTGGTGTACAGCTGTACCTCCGTGGCCGTGGTGTTCACCACCCGGAAGGGATTCACGTTGCCGTAGGTATACGGGATGAACACCCGGGCCTTGGCGCTGAGGGCCGTACCCAGCACCAGCGCCTTGTCGCACAGCAGCAGCTTGTAACTCTCGCTGCTGCCGCCGGTGGTCAGGTGTTCGTTGAGGTTTACCACCGTGTCCTGCAAATTGTCCACCGTCAGATGATTGCCGGAATACCAGGTTTCCTCCGCCGGGTTCCGGCTGAGAAAGCCGGTGATAACGGCCTTGCCAATGGAGGTGTTGACGGCGCTCTGAACGGACAGCGTTCCCTTTATGCTCACCGCCGGGTCGTCTTCCACCGTCACGCCGTCCATGCGCAGGTTTTCAATGTCCAGCGGGATAATGACCCGGTTGGCGCTCTTGTTGACGACGTACAGCTGCCTGATCCGCAGGCTCCCCTTGCCGGACAGCCGCAGCGTGGGATTGGTCTCCCCGGATTTCTGAGTATGCCGCCAGCCGTCCACGCGGACGTCGAAGGTGCCGCCTGCGGCGCTGCTGGTGTAGATAATGGTCTTGGCGTCCGTCTCGATGTTCCGCAGGGTCAGCACGCCGGGCAGGGTAGCCTTGGTGGTGTACAGTGCGAAGCCGCCGATGCCGTTGTCCAGCATCCGCACGTTTTCGATGGTGATGTTGGTGGCCGTGCCCAGATTGGGCTCCACGTCGATGCCGTACTGGGGCGCCGTGCGGTCGGTGCAGGTGAAGTCACAGTCCCGCACCACCACGCCGTCCGCCTCGATAATGGACAGGCCGTTGCGGCTGCACTTATATGTTCGCACACGTTCAATGGTCACATTTTTAGAAATCTCATCCATGGTCCCGTTGCCGCCTACGCACACGCCGTCGCCCCAGGTGTACCGGATATCCACATCGCTGACATGGACGTTGTGGCTGTTGACGATGCGGATGCCGTGACCGCTCTCACCGGTGGTGGCCGTGTGGGACTCCCGGTCGCCGATGATGGTCAGCCCGCCCTCAACGGTGACGTTGTTCACGTTGTGGATGTTCAGCACGGCGTAGAAATCGTAGCCATTGGCGGTGAGCTGGAGGGTAGCGGCGTCGAAAAGCAGCCGCTGCCCGCTGTGCACCGTCAGGGCGGCAAAGAAATTGTTGTCCGCCGTGGTCGCGCTGACCTTGTAGGTCCCGGTGGGGAACAACACGGCGGAGATACCCCGTGTGCTGGCCGCATCCAGCGCCGCCTGGATGGCCGCCGTGTCGTCGGTGGTGCTGTCGCCCTTAGCTCCGAAATCCCGGACGTTGAGCATGTCCCGGTACTTTTTCCGCCACCCGGTGGGCTTGCCGTCTGCATCCACGGCGGACACCATGATCTGGTCATCCGCCGCCAGACCGGACAGGCCCATGGCGGCAGCTACGTTGGCCGCCGTCACGCTTGCATCCGTCCCAGGGGCTCCCTTCGGGCCTTGCGGGCCAGCCGGGCCGGTCGCGCCCTTTTCTCCCTGTGCGCCCTTGGCAACGCCAGCGTCCAGCGTGGTGCCGTCTGTCAGCGTCAAAATCAGATGGCCGCTGTCGTTAATGGCAGCGGACTGGATGTCCTTGCCCAGCAGTCCGGCTACCCGGATCAGCTCATCCTGGATGGCGTTGAGGGTGGCAGCGTCGATAACGGTCTGGTTGTCCACAAAGTTCGTCTTGCTAAAGGGCATTGTATCACTCCTTTATGCCGTCCTGCGCCATGTGTACACGGCCAGGTACGGCGGCATATTGTTGTGGGCCTGGCCGCCGCAGTTGGACGTAGCCTTGCCCGTGTAAGGGTTGTACTGGGTACTCGCAGCATTATACAGGCGGATGGCGTTGACACCCTCCGTAATGCTCTGGCCCGTGTAATCGTAGCCGTGGGTGTGGTTTGCCATCTCCGCCGCCGTCAGGATGTGCTCCTCCTCGCCGCCGGTGGAGCCAGCCGCGTGGGAGTCGCCTGACGCCAAGAGGAACCTGTCCTTGATCTGCTCCCAGGTGCCTCCAAACAGGTCCGCTGGGGATGTTGAGTCCGTGGACTGGTAGACGCTGCCAACGGGGTGAAGATAGTCCAGGAGGGACTTGCCGCCGAACAACACCGCCGCGGGACCGGGCAGCTTCAGGTGCTTGATGAGTCCGCCCACAATCAGCGTGGCCGCCTCGGTCAGATACTGGCCGATGGACAACCCGTCCACAGCCGGCGCCGTGCGGAAAAGCACCTGCGCCGATGGCAGCACCACAATCAGGCTGGCCGTGCTGCCCAGCGCGTCGGTGACGGCTATGCACACCTCATAGACGGTGTCCACCGCGGCCGGGATGACGCCGTAGGCACTGGGTGTATACTGCCCGGCGGCGTCCGGCACGGCCTGGGAGCTCCAGGTGTCCGCCCCCTGGGCCCGGTAGCGGATGACATAGGAGGCCGTGTTCTGGTCGGCCAGCGACGCCACCGCGCCCACAAAGGACACCTTGGCATGATCTCCGGCGGGGTTGTCCGTGCCGTCTGCATCGCAGCGGGCGGCGCTGATAGAGCGCACACCGGGCGAGGCGTAGGGCAGCACGGTGATGGTCCCTCGCAGGACGGTGGACAGCCCCCGGGAGTCTGTAACGGTGACGGCATAGGCCACTGTGCCGGACTCCGGCAGCACGCCAGTAGTGGCTGTAGCCCCGGTGGCCGTCAGGCCGGAGATGGCCAGGGTATAGCCCTTGACCGTCGCCCCGTATTTCCCGCTGGCCGTCGTGACGGCCTTCAGACGGCTCTTGGCCTGCACGTAGGCTCCGTAGGTATCTGCATACCCGGCAGCGTCAGAAAGCGCCACGGAGGCCACAGGGGCCGCGCTGGAGGGCACGGAGGCGGCAAAGCTATAGGACTGACTGCCCAAGGCCGTATCACCGCTGTATGTGGTAATGGTCAGCGTGCCCACACCGCTGGCGGCGTTGGGGATGTCGCTGGCCAGTTCCAGGGGCGGCGTCCAGGTAATGGACGTCGCGCCCGTCTCTGCTGACACCACGCCGGAGTGGGTGCCCCAGGCGTATGTGATCCGGTGCGTGTAGCTGCTGTCCGCCTTGGTAACGGTCAGTGTGACGGGGCTGCCCAGCGTCATAGACGGGACCGCCAAAGAGGATGCCCGGGGGATGGTAGGCAGCGTGACCTTGCCGGATACAGACAGAGACGCTGGCGTCCATTGAGAGGTAAAGCCGCTGTGCCACTCAGCGGACAGTGTTACCGTGGCCTCGCCCTTGGCATCGTGGTCCACGGTGATGGTCTTGGTGCCCAGATCGTACCAGCCCTTGGCGGTGTAGCTGTAGGGATGGTACACCTTGGTGCCCTGTAAGACGTAATAGCAGCTGTTGGCCGCCTGGTTATAGCTCTCGCCGGTGCCGTCGTAGATCTGCAGCGACAGGGTGATGGTGCTGCGGTTGTTGCTGCGGGATTGCTGGATGGTATACCCAAGCCACAGCCGCCAGCCGTATGTGGATTGTGCGCCGTACAGCTCACCCATTGGCATTCACTCCTTTCTGGCCTATCACGGAGCCGTCCGGGTGAACCCGGACCACCAGATTGCCCAGATACAGACACCCGGCGGTGGGGTCGTCCGGATCCATGGGCCGGATGTACAGTGACGGCGTATATACGCCCCGCTGGTTGATGGACAGCAGAGCCAGGGTCTCCCGGAGGATGTTCAGCCCCTGGTTGTTGATCTGCACCTTTACGGGGTCGCCCTCACTGCCCAGCAGCATCCCCATGGCCGCCGTGAAGCTCATGTACTGGTTCATGGTGCGGACGGTCTGGCGGATATCGCCGGTGGCGTCCTCCACCTGCTCGGTGATCTCCTCGGATACCTCCATGCGGATCTGATCCGGCAGGATGGCCAGAGTGGCGTCCATGACCCGCTTGTAGCTCTCGAAGTCCCCGATCTCCACATACTGTTCCAGCGCCTCCAGAAGGATCTGCCGGTCCGACTGTGAGATCTGCGTCATGCGTTCGGTGAGGATCTGCTGCACGGTGTTGATCCGCTCCTCAGTCTCCTGCCGTACCTCCTCCATGCCCTGGGATACGCGGTTGCGCTCGTCCTCCACGTCGCCGGTAAAGGTACGCCGCGTCCGGCCCATGGTGACGGTGGTCTGCGCCGGGTCCAAGAGATCAATGTGCATTTGCAGCAGAGGCATGGCCGCCCGGATGCCGTGGGGCGTGGTGGCCAGCATGGTATACCGGCCTACTCGCCAGGCGGCCACAGCGGCGTCTGTAACGTGGAGATCAATGGCCTTGCAGGTAATGGACTCCTCCAGCGCCCAACCAGAGGTAGCCAGCCGGGCCGCTGCGTAGGACTGGAGGTTTCCGGCCACGGTGACGCCTTGCCAGTCCGTTGGACCGGGACAGATCCAGCCGTACTTTGCCACACCGGCCCGGGACCAGACATACGGGCCCTCCTTGACCAGGTCGTCCGTAATGTCGCCGTCCGGCAGCTCTGTGATAGTCAGGCCGTCATGGCCCACCGGCAGGATAGCCGTGTAGATATCGGCCCCGGCCAGCTGGCGCTCCAGGTCCAGGAGATTTTGGCCGAACTGCACCGCCTGAGCGTTGGTCAGCGGCAAGTCAGCATAGTAATCCAGGTAGTTGCCGTCCGACTCATAGCGGATCAGCAGATACCCGCCCAGGGACGATCCGGAGAGCCTGGAGGTCAGGGCATCCATGGTGGTGAGATACTTGGTGGAGCTGCGGGCAATGTAGTTGTTGGCGTCCGTTACCGTACACACGCCGGGCTTGATCTGCTGATCGGCAGATACCTTGGCATTGTGCTGCGCCAGGAACCAGCGGAACAGGAAATCCACCACGTTGCCGTTGTTGGCAGCCGCCTGATAGTCCGCATCCGCCGCAAAATCGTCCGGATACGCAAATGGTGGGACGGTGGAGTCGTTGAGCACTGCCATGACGCCCTCCGCCGTAACGTTGAGGTTGTTGCGAAAGTCGCCCACCTGGGAGACAACGCGGCCCCGCCACACTACATACTGCCCTTGCAGCAGCTCCAGGCCGGGGCGCATATAGGGCAGCTTGTCCCGGTAGGGATGATCCGGCGGCAAAGAGAACGCCATACTCCCGGCCTTGCCGGCGGTAAGGTCCACCGACGCCGCCGAGGCGCACAGCCGGTCCGTCTCGTTGGCGCCGCGCGGATCGTACAGGATGTAATCACCGTAACGCAGCTGATAGCCAGCAAAGCCCTGCGCAGTTTCCTGGGGGTCCGTGCCACAGACGGCAAGCCCGGCAATAGCCTTGCCGCATACCGCGCCAGTGTAGATCATAACGATGCCTCCTGATAGGTGACGGACACTGTGGTCCCGGCTGCGGCTGTGACGGCAAGGGTGTTGCTGCCGGCTGCCAGGAGGATATCCAGGTTGCGATGGCTGCCGGCTGCCACTGCGATGTCCTTACCGCCGTAGGTCAGCGTTGCAGCCGCCGACACCTCCACGGTTGGGACCACCGGCCGGTGCTCGTTGGCCAGGGTCAGGGACAGCGTGCCCGAATCGGGCACAGTCCCCGTGACCGTGGTTTTTGCGTTCTTGTATTTCCACGGGTCGCAGCTGACTGTGACCGGGATGGTCTGCATCATTTTGACAAGCTCCACCCGCCCAACGGAGCATCGCCCACTGTAATAATGGGCGGTGTCCTCGGGGAAGGTCACTTTCACGCGCTTGCCGTGGACTTTGTTGCAGAAGTCAGAAATCGTGGCAGGCCATTTCTTGCCGCTCACCGTGTCCACGCCGGTGAGCTTCAGTACAATGGTGCGGTTTTTGTAGGTCACTTCGCCGGTCAACACCTCGGAAGCGTCCAGCAGACCGTCCCGGCCCGGAACATCAATCATATTCGTGCGGACTTCCGGCAAAGAAATGGACTTGCTCGCAAGAAGCAGGCCGTATTCTGTGTAAGTGTCTTTTCCGTCAAAAAATACTTTTCCTATCATACAGCCCTTGCCTTCCTTGCATTGATTTTGGCCAGTTCTTCATCCATGCCTGGGGCAAGCAAACCGATAACCTGGCCACTGTCCATGATGACTTTCATATTTGCCAACATAGGCAAATACTGTTCCAGCAGCATTACAATTCTGCCGGAATCGCCACCCCCGCTTGTGCTTGCCGCTCCGTAAGAGCCACTTGTATAGTTTCTGCTGATGTTTGCATCTGCTGTAATGGTTCCAGCGTCAAAATTCATGCTGCCTTCAATGTCATTTTTCACAGACGCGAATTCATCGCTAAAGCCTTCGCCCAGACCTTCGGCCATGAAACCGCCGATTCCGGCAAAGACCTTGGAAGGGGAGTGGATGCCCAAAATGCGCTTCACGCCGCCGACAAGGCTATTCACCTTTTCGTTGAACCAATCCTTGATATTGTCCCACATTCCGGCGATACCGTCTTTCAGCCCCTGAACGATGTTTCTACCGATGCCGCCCCAGTCGTAGTTTTTGATTGTGTCGGCAATAGCAGCGATAACGCGCGGGACGGCTGCAATCAATTCCGGGATTGCCCCGATAATGCCGGTAATCAGCGATACAATGATCTGCGGCGCTGCAAGGATGATCTTGTCAAGGTTGTTCACGATGCCGTTGACGAACGCAATAATCAGCGTAGGGACTGCCGCGACCAGCTCCGGGATGCACTTGATAATTCCGTCAATCAGCGCAAACAGAAGATCAATGCCCATCTGGATAATGTTCGGCAGCTCTACAATGATTGCGGCGAGCAAGTTGCCAATAATCATAGGTACTGCCGCGATAAGCTGCGGAATCGCGTCAATCAGGCCCTGCGCAAGCGTCATAATCAGCAAGATTGCCGTTTCAATGAGTTGCGTCAAAAAGTCCGGGCTTGTCAGCATCTGCACAATCGTCAAGGTCACTTGCACAATGCCGTCAATAAGCGTGGGCAGGTTTTCTATCAGGCCATTCGCAAGGAAGAAAAGAATGTCGATTGCTGCTTGCGTAATTGCAGGTAGGCTATCAATGATACCCTGTCCCAATGCGCCGACAAGCGCAACCGCCGCCTGCAAAAGCGCAGGCAGGTTGTCTGTGATGGTTGTTATGACCATCGGGATAATAGTGGTAGATGCAGATGTAACAAGCTGTGAAATGCCGCCCAACATGACACTAACGCGCGGAATAATATTTCCAGCCGCCGTCTCCACGCTGCTGACAAAATTGCCAATCAGCGTATCAAGGTCTGCGTTGTCGGCTGCAATGCCGGTTATCAGGTTGCTCCATGCGGACTTTGCCGCGCTGACGCTGCCCTGAATAGTAGACGCAGCCTCTTTTGCTGTTGTCCCGGTAATGCCCATTTCCGTCTGCACCACATGGATGGCGTCTACGATGTCGGAGTAAGATGAAATATCAAACTTCTGCCCAGACAGCTTCTCCGCGTCCGCAAGCAGACGCTCCATTTCCTCTTTGGTGCCGCCATACCCGAGTTTTAGGTTGTCCAGCATGGTGTAGTTCTGCTTTGCAAAACCCTGATAAGCGTTCTGTATCATCTCCATGCCGGTGCCCATCTTATTGGCGTTGTCGGCCATGTCGGTGATGGCCTGATCCGCCTTCTGAGCTGCTTTTTCTGTATCTCCGCCAAGGCTCTGGAGCAGGGAGGCCGAGAAGCTGGTCACCGTGTCCATATATTCGTTGGCGCTCATGCCAGCGGTCTTGTATGCGTTTGCGGCGTACTCCTGCACCTTGTCCGATGCAGTCTTAAAGAGGGTATCGACGCCACCCACTAATTGCTCATACTCGGCATATTGGTCAATGGACGCCTTTGTCAGCGCCGCCATGCCAGTAGCCGCTACTGTCAAAGCCGCAGCTCCCACCTTTGCCGCAGTAGCAAGGCCGCTTTTCAACTTGTCGGCAAAGCCGGACGCTTTGCCGGAAGCATTGTCCAGCCCATTTTCGTATCCGCTGGTGTCCAGCGTAATTTTTGCATACAAGTCAAACACGTTTATCGTCCTCACCTCCGACCTTTGCGATTTTTTCTTTCATTCGGTCAACGATTTGTTCCGGCGTCCTGGTTTCCTCCGGATTCGGCTCTATGAGGTCAGCATACCGCACCTTGATATAGCCGCCCCCCACGTACCGCGCCGTGTTTTCCGCGATTGCTTTGAGCGCGTCTGTCACATAGACCCGGTATGCCTTGTCCACGCTGTCCTGTTTGGCGCGGGCAAGGGCATACCGCAGGAACGCCTTTACGCTACGGGGGCCTTGGTATTCTCCTGCGCAGAGCCAGAGGGTTTTTCTGTGCCCTGCGCTGAGATAAAAAGTTCCGTGAACGCTTCGTCTGTCATCAGGTCAATAAAATCCTTGGTCAGTTTTACCAGACTCAGAGCGCCCGTGTAAGCCTCCGGGCTTGTTCCCTCAATGGAGGACAGGATGGAGATTACATCGCCCTTATGACCGCGCAGAAGGGCGGGAACGGCCTTTTTTGCCTTCTGTAAAAGGAACTTCTTGGCTGTCATGCCATCCGGCAGTTGTTCCCGCTTAAACAGGGCGGCGGCGTTCTCGTCCTCCGCAATGTTGCAGATTGGCTCGATCAGATCTGCGATTACTTCCAGGGTGCGATCACCTTTTACGTCAGATAGTTTCATCAGCCGCCCACCTCCGCAGGAGCCGCGCTGTAAAACTCCATGGGCATCTCGTCCTGAGCGGACATGGACACATGGCCGGTCAGCTCCACGCTCACCTGGCCCTTGCCGTTTTTGGTGGTCTGGAGAGTAAAGCCGCCGGTGGACAGGGCGTTTTTCAGGCAGATAGCCACCATTCCGCCGTCGGCCCGGTCGCCAACCCACCACAGGTCTGCAAAGTCGGTCTGCTTCAGGTCTCGCCGGGGGGTGATTTTGCTCCTGTCGGTAGTGTCAATGTCTGCCGCGCCCAGGGCCAGCCGGATGGACTCCGTGGATGTTCCAAGGGAGGTAAAGGCCATCTTGCAATCCCAACCGTCCAGATGCTTCAGTTCCATCAT